ACAGCTTGCACCCTACTGCAAAGGCGATATTGTCCGATTAGACAGTGAGGCGCAAAAGTACGTTGCGGCTCGTGTCAAAGCCCTACAGATTGAGGGTGATGTTTACAAAACCAAGGTTGAGCCATCCGGCAATCACACCGAGGGCGGCGAAACACCAGTTGTTGGCGCAGTTCAGGCTCAAGACGCAGGTGCAGTTGATGAACCCACCACAGTTCACGGCGGCACGGTTGTCAATGAGCAGGACGCTGACAGCGACAAGAACAAGCCTACCGAGGCTGAAAAAAAGGCTCGTACAAACGATCCTAAAAACCCACGAGGCTAGGCTCTAGCCCTCTGGTCGGAAAGCGTTGGTGTAAAAGCCAACGCTTTTTGTTATCATAAGCAGTAGAGGAACAAACATTATGTCGTCAGTCATAGCAGTAGCAGACCTATCAACGTACACGAAAAAGGATTTATCAGCCGATACCAAAGCGGCGATGGTTGTTGCTGCCGTAAATCAGTGGATTTTCAATTACACTGGTCGGGTATTTGGCGCAACTGCAGTTATCGCAAATGAACCGCACGACTATAAGCCGGTTATTTGGTTGGATCACCAAGACGTACAGAGTATTCAGGCAATACGGATCGGCTACCCGAACCTATCGCAGCAAACTTTGCCGGCAAGCAACTACTTTGTCAATGAGTATGGGCGGCTAATGCTCAATCCTAGCGGCGATGACACGATTGCTAGGGGCAATTACGACCTTGTGAGCGTGGATTACACTTATGGTAAGGCTGCCGTGCCTGACGACCTCAAAATGGCTGCCACAGCCCTTGCAAACGATTTCTACTTGGATGAGGGCAGCAGTGCCGGCGCAATCACTATGGCTATGGTTGGGCAAATGCGCTTGCAGTTCAACGGAAAGGACAACTACAACCCGATCTTTGAGAGCTACCGCACGAGGCGTGGCTAATGAGGCTTTTTTATCACACCGTTGATGTCCAACGTATGGCTACCACTGGTCAGGGCATTTCAAAGGAAATGACACCGCTTTACACTGGTATTCAGTGCAACGTGCAGCCGGCAGACAACCAAACCGCTATTGATAACGGTTGGAACTTCGGGCAAGCCTACAACGTGTTCTTTGACGATGGCACTGACATCAAAAAGGGTGACAAAATCCTGTTCGGCGGTATGGTGCTGATCGTCCAAGGCACAAAGCCATTTACCGGATTGCCGAGATTATCGCACGTTGAGGTGTTGTGTCAGAAAGAGGAACAATAGATGGCTCAAGCCGCTAACGATAACGTCCGAATTGTGTTTGACGATAAAAAGGTCAGGCAAATGTTGAGTGTAGCACCGGAACGTGTCGCACAAACCGTTCACAGCCTCTTAGAAAAGGTCGGAATTATGGGTATGAGCGAAATGCGCCAGCAAACTGACGTTGGCGTGACCGGCGACCTACGCCGAGGCGAACACTATTTTTTCAGTGGCGGCGCAGAGGTTACGATTGAACCGACAGCCAACTACGCAGAGGACGTTGAAAAAGGCACAGTGCCGCATTGGGTTTCAGTAGCCCAAGGAACGCCGCTTTACAGATGGGCTATGCAAAAAGGGATCAACCCATACGCCGTTCAAAAGTCAATCGCCAAGAAAGGCACAAAAGCACATCCGTTTTTGCAGACAACCTTTGATATAATTGAGCCAAAGGCAAACCGCACTTTCAATGACGGCATAGACGAACTGATCGGACAACTCAATGGGTAAATCACTAGACATCAAGAACGCATTACTGACCAGATTGCAAGGTATGGGCGCAACGTCCAACGGCACGGTGCTGAAATCAGTACAGGACAATTCAAAGGGTGCGTTTGAGGGTTACCCTGCCGCACAGCTTTTGCCAATGCGGTTAGATAACTCTGTGCTTGCCAACCATCAGCAAGAGCGTGTCAGTGGCTACGTTGTTTTGCTGCACATCCCATTTGAGGACACCCCTGAAAGCGAAAGTCAGGCATACGACACAATGTACGATTTGGTTGATCTGATAACAGATACGATGGACACCGGCAGCTATGGTCTTGGGGTCGGTACGCTACTCTTGGAAACAACATTAGCGGATTACCAAGTGGCAACGATGAAAAATGGTGTTACACTATTAGTCAGAATAGACATAAAAGCTATGTATACAAAAGATGTTTAATAAGGTAGGATTAAATTATGAGCAAAGCAAAATCAGCCGATGAAATCAGCAACAAAGATATAGCCGCCGAGGTTATCACCCCAAAGCGTAAGTATTTTTTTCCTGACAAGCAGATCACCGTTGAAATCCCTGTAGGGGATGACGACAATAAAAATATGGAAAACGCTATCGCCGCAGCCGAAAAAGCTGAAAAAGGTGAGGCTGACGCTGTAGTTGGTGACGCTACCGATGGCACTGACAAAGACACAGCCACAGAGGGGGATGAATAATGGGAAACTTTATTGGTCGCCGAGTTGCAGTCGGCTTATCACAGGAAACCGTTAGAGGCACAACCGTTGCGCCGGCATTTTGGTTTCGTCACCTATCGCTAGATTTTGCACGAAAGACTAAAACCATCCAAAACAACAGTGCGATGAACCGTATGGAAGCCGTGAACGACAGTGCTTTGGTTCAGCAGTGGGGTGAGGGTAAACTTGAGGGCAAAGTTGGTGACACCGGAATAGGCTACTTGCTTGCTAACATCTTTGGTGCGCTGCCTACAAGCGCAGTACACGCCGCAGAAACTACCGTATTTGACCACACCTTTGCCATCGGGCAGACAAACACGCCGCCAACGATGACGATTACTCGTGTTGATCCTAACAGTGACCGCCGCCACGCTTACGGCACACTCAAAAGCCTTGAAATTGACGCACAAGCCGGTGATTGGGTAAAAGTTTCCGGTGATCTGATCGCTGACAAGGGTACGGACGCAACCGACACCGTAGCTTTCGTTTCAGAAAACGAGTTTACTAGCAAGCACATCACCGTCAAATTAGCCGCTAACCTAGCCGGACTTGGTGCAGCCGTAGCAATCAAGGCAAGCAGCTTGAAAATCAAGATTGACCGCAAGGCAGAACCGTACTTTGGGTTCAACGCCACTGATCCTGCCAACTTCTTTGTAGGCAGCTACGAAGTTACCGGCGAACTGGTCTTGACCTACGATGACACCACCTTTGAAACCTTGCACTACGGTAACACCATCCAATACCTGCAAGCCGTCATCAAAAACACTGATGTCAATATCGGTGTCGTACCAAGTAACCCAAGCCTGACTTTCAACGCACCGAAAGCCCGAATTGAGGACTGGTCAATGAGCAACGATCTTGATAAGGTAATTGAGCAGACACTAGCGTTCTATATGGAGTTTGACGTTTCAAGTGCGATGGCACTACAAGCGATCCTGACGAACACAAAGACCAACTACACCACCTAAGAAGTTCAGTAAACGAAAGGAACAGCAATTATGAGTGATCGCCGAGTAGCAATCCTAAAAAAAGTATCTTTGTCAGGCTTTGCCGAGGGATGGGGTGACGATTGTTACGTCACTGTTCAGCCGGCAAGCTATAAGCAGTTCAAAGAATATACCCAAACCAAAGTTGAGGAAATGGACGAGGCGCAGGGTATTGACCTAATTACAACGCTTGTGAAAGAGCAGTTTGTCAGTGGTCGCATTATGATTTTGGACGAGAACGACAAGCCGGTGATCGCCGATATGGAAAAAGGCGACCTTGATAGCCTTGGTATTGATATGCTCAACGAGCTATTTACAAAAATAATGGGGGTAAACTACGACCCAAAAGCTATAGGGACGGAAGTGACGAGCAGCAAGCCGTCCTTGACACCCGAAAACGATACCGCAGTGTCATCGTCCGAGATCAAGTCCCCAAGCAACCCAACGGACAGCCCGAACCCGAATACCAACCCATCCTAGACGACATTTTGATTGCCCGATATATGGAAAAATTGGGCATACCGTACTTGGTTGCAGTCCAAGAACCGCTTGAGGTCATCCGGCGGCTCGTGTTTATCTGGTCGCTTGATGGTGAGCGTGATAAACTTGAGGAGAAAAGGCGTAACCATAACAACGGACAAAATTGATGGCAAATGTATTACAAATCCTAATCCAAGCAAAAGACGAGGCAAGCCAAAAACTCAAGGACGTTGGCGTAGCAGCCGGCAAAGCCGGTGATGACGCTGAAAAGGGCGGCAAGGGTTTCGGATCGCTGACCGGCTCATTTGTAGCCGGTAATTTGATTGCTCAAGGTGTTACATCCACGCTTGGTTTCCTGAAAGGGCAACTGACATCAGTATTTGACGCAACTGACGAACGCCAAAAAGGTTTGGCACAGCTCAACGCTGTAATCAAGTCCACCGGCGATGTGTCCGGCGTGACCGCAAAGATGGCAACCGACCTAGCCGACAGCATACAAAGCACCACACCGATTGATAATGACGCAGCCCAAGCAGCCGAAAATATGTTGCTGACTTTCACCAATATCGGCAAGGATCAGTTCGGCGGCGCAACCAAAGCCGTTACCGATATGGCAACCGCTATGAACAATGGGCTTACGCCTAGTGCCTCACAGCTAAGTTCTACGGCGATCCAAGTAGGCAAAGCACTCAATGACCCGATTTTGGGTGTCACAGCCCTACAGCGTGTCGGTGTGCGGCTCACAGACCAACAGAAAGAGCAAGTTACCGCTATGGTCAATGCCGGCAACGCCGCCGGCGCACAAAAGCTGATTATCGGCGAATTGAACCGTGAGTTTGGCGGCAGTGCCGCAGCAGCCCTTGATACCTATGCCGGCAAACAGGCGCAGATCAAGAACGCTATGACTGACGCAAAGGTTGAGATCGGACTGACCATTGACAAAGCTATTGCGCCCTTACAAGGGGCTTTGGCTAGTTTCGTGTCCGGTGACAAGTTCAAAGGCTATCTGAAAGACGTTGTGCAGTACACCAAAGACCTGATCCAATGGGTAGGTGACGCAAGCAAGTTTTATGAGGCTCATAAACGAGTGCTGAACGATGTCGCACAGGTGCTTGCCGCCGTTGCCGCCGCCATCATCGCCATCAACATAGCGCAAAAGATTTGGAACGCCACGCTTGCCATATTCAACGCCATCACCAGTGCCAACCCTTGGTCAATCGCCCTGATCGCCATAGTCGCACTTATCATTTTGATCGCCACGCACTGGAAACAGGTGACGGACTTTTTCAAGGCAGCGTGGAAAGACGTACAACAGGCTTTCAAAGCCGGTATGGATTTCATCAAAGACCATTGGCAAGTGATTTTGGACATTATGTTTGGCGTATTTGGTTTCATCATAGGTGAGGTCATTACCCACTGGACGACCATAAAAACTACTGTGGTACAGGTGTTTGAGGACATCAAAAATGCCGTCACTACCGCTATGAACTTCGTGTGGAACAACATAATTAAGCCGATCATTGATATTGTCGTGGACTACATCAAGATTTGGATTACCGTTATAACCTACGTTTTTGACGTAATCAGGGGCTTGGCAATCGTGGCTTGGAACTTCTTATACAACGGCATTATTGCGCCGGTCATTGGTTTCATTGAGCAGCGTTGGAACAACTTTGTTGCCAATATGCAGTTGATTTGGAACACGATTGTTGCCGCAGCCACAGTGGTTTGGAACTTCTTGTGGGGAAATATCATCAGCCCTGTCATCAACGCCATTACCGCAGCCGTAAACTTTATGGGTGGCATTATCGGCGGCGTATTTCATTGGATCGCCGGCGTAGCAGGTACGGTAGGCAACGCCATCGGCAACGCTTTCGCTAGTGCTTGGAATTGGGTAACCGGACTTTGGAACGGCGCAATAGGTTGGTTCGCCGGCATATGGGACAGGATCGTTTCAACTGTGTCCGGCATTGGCGGTAAGTTCAGCAACGCCTTTTCGGGCGCATTTGATGGTGTTAAAAACATTTTCACAGGTGCGGTAAACTGGATCATTGATAAGATCAACGGCGTGATCCACACAGTGAACAATACAGCCGGAAAACTCCCCGGAGTGCCGCACATTTCTGACATCCCTAGACTGTACGGCGGTACGGCTGATTTCGCCGGTGGCTTGGCAGTGGTTGGTGACGTTTTCGGCAAGGGCGGTGAACTCGTCAATTTGCCTAGAGGCTCACAGGTATACAACAATAAGGACAGTAAAGATATACTAAGTTCAGGCGCAGCACAAGGTGGCAGCAGCCTACCACCGATCCAAATTATTTATCAGGGTCGGGGTCAGTTCACCCAAGATGACGCAGTTGATATGGCGCAGATGATAACACGAGCATTGAAATCACAAGGGCTTGACCTAGGAAGTATGGCAAATCTACGATGAACCCAATTAGCATAAACGGCACAGCACTCACACTGCAACCGGCAGACGTAGATGAAAATCCGGTACAAATCCGCACTACCAACATAGCGATTGACGGCACACAGTCAGTCAATTCTTTCAACACCAAACGGCAGGTAGTTATGTCTTGGACGTATGTTGATCCAACCCTGTTTCAGCTCATCAAAGGCTTTGGCGATGGTATTGCAACCGTAGTTTATTCAAATACCGCAAGTAACGTAGCCGGCGGCACAAACACGTTCACCGGCATTTTGAGCTATGAGGAAAACAGCTTTGTCAGGGGTAGTAGCGCACTCGTGCCTCTAAAAGTAACGATCAGGGAAGTGTAAAATGCAGACGGTATCAGGCGCATTTACAACCGCAACATCAGCCCCTATCAAAAAGGTAAATCAGGGGTGTTTGATCGCTTGGGATTTAACGCCCAATGTTTCAACAAACTGGTTCACCATCGGCACATCCAAGATCGGCGGCGCAGACCTTATCAAAGGCGCAGGTGGCAACATAACCTTTTTTGACAAATACCAGTACGCCAATGAAAGCGCACGAGTTATCAGTTGGGAAATCAAGCAGTCATTGAGCCAATTACCTTACGGCGTGATTATGGCGACTGCTAATATCACCTTGGACAACAACAGTAAACGGTACATCCCAAACTATGACGGCACAATCGGTAACTTTATTTTGCCCAACCGTGCGATAAAATTGCAGGTCGGGTTCGGAAATGAAAGCATACAGCAGTTTGTGGGCTACACAGACCGCCCTAACAGCCCTTTGGTCAGGCGACAGACGACAATTACCGCCTATGACGCAATCAGCTATCTACAGAACCGCAAGAGTGCCTTGCAGAGCATTACCAATACCACAGTGGATCAAATCATCGTACAGCTTTTGGTTGAGCAAGGATTTTCAAGCACCCAATACAACATTGAGCCAAGCCTTGCACTGCCGGTCAGCTACTACAACCCCAACGGACGCAAGGTAATTGATATGCTCAAAGAGCTTTGCGAAAGTGAGGCGGCACTGATGTTCGTTGATGAAAACGGCATTATACAGTGGTGGAACAGGCAGCATATGAACTCAAACCGCACAAGCCAATGGACGTTCAACTACTCAAATCTGACCAACCTAGATTGGGACAATACGCCGATCATCAACAGTGTCGCCGTAGTCGCCAAGCCCTACAAGCTGATGGGCAAAACGCTGATTTGGACGAACGGACAGCCGATAACGCTTGCGCCGAACACAACAACTGACGTATTTGCCGACTTTCAAGATACTGTCGGGGCATTTCCGGCGACTTCGGTTGATGTACCTGCCCCTGTAGCCACTGCCACAACCTCTGAATATACCACCAACCAAAACAAAGACGGATCGGGTAATGACGCAGCCGGTTCAATCACACTCTCTAGCAGTTATCTTTTCGGCAACAGCTACAAAATGACTTTCACCAATAGCTCAAATGCCGAGGTCTATATCACGAAACTTGAGGTGTACGGAACGCCGGCAAAAGTTCAGGTGCTTGATACCCAATACCAAG